AACTTTTTTTGGAATTTGTAGAAGATGTTATAAAGAAATACGGGAAGCCGTCTAATGCATACTACGACAACGCAGAGACAGTCCTCGGCCAGAGCATAAAAAACGCATGTGAAAAGAAATTCCCGTACTTGCATGTAAGGCCAGCAGTAAAAAAGAAAATTAATGACCGTATAGAATACACAGTCCAGCTCATGGGAGCCGGACTTTTTTCAATTACAGAGGATTGTGAAACGCTGTCAAAAGCATTGCAAGAAGCGGTATATAATAGCAAGTCAATGGAAGAAGAAAGGCTTGATGACGGAAGTACTGACATCGATACGCTTGATGCGTTTGAGTACAGCATAGAAAGAGACTTCTCTGGGACACATTATAACAGAGTAATAGCCTGCAAATAAAAAGTCAAGGCTAAATTGATGAACATTGAAAAATTTATACAGGTTGAAAAAATGGGGATCACAATAAGACCACCACACCTGTGCTGGTCTGAAAAAGTGTTGTGGAATTATTCGGATTCTGGAAGCGATGAAAGATATTCTTTCACCCGACCATAGTAGATTCGTAAAAATTTATTAGCTCCGGCAGTCATATAGACATAATACGGCTTGCCTTCGGACCGTTTTTTATCCATGAACCGATATACGGCATCATCCGGTTTGGTTTTGATCAATATATCCATGATCTGAAACAAAGTTTTTCTCAGCACTGGCGAACCGTGTTTGGAAGCATGTACGCTTTTCTGGGAATAATCTCCGGAGTCATTCACGCCTGGATCTACTCCGGCAAATGCCGTGATAGCTCCTTTGTGAGTGAAACGTGTCACATCTCCAATCTCAGCCATGAGCTGCGGGCCGAGGGACGGGCCTACGCCTTTCATCGCCATGATAACAGGATATTCCGGCAGTCTGGAAGCTGTTTCATTCATAAGTGAACGAAGCTGCTCAATGGTCTGCGACGCGGTGTTTAATTGTTCTATCGCCTGTTTGATGATGCGTTTGGTAAAGCTGTCCTTTGGAAGCACGGGAATAAGCTCCTTTGCTTTTCCGTAGATTTCTTCGGCTTTTGACTTGCTGAAGTTGTACTTCCTGCGGCTGCACCACTTCTGATAGTGGTCTGTAAAAGCGCTCAAAGACATCTTGCGGACACAATCCACATGCCAGTAAGTGTCAATAAAATCCACCCATTTCTGGCTGCCGTCCTCGCGGGCAGGGCTGTCGAAATAGGTGTTGGCACCGGGATAGGTCTGGTCAATGAGACCAATCAAGTTATTCTTCATGGCAGTTTTATGTTTCATGTAGAAATCAAACTGGCGGTTCATGGTTTTGAGTTGGGAACGTAATTCATCCATAAGACTATATTGTTTCAGATTAGCCCAACTGTCAAGAGTGTAACGTGCGATCTTTACGGAATCCGCCTTATCGGTCTTGACTTTACGGAGGGGATTGTCCAGCCCCTGAAAGTTACGGATGATCTGAGGGTTCACAGCGCTTACAAAAAAGCCGGCCTGGGATAGTTCCCGTGCTACCAGTTCATAGTAGTGTCCAGTGCACTCCATGACAATGCGAGTCTCGCCATCCAATTCTCTGATGAGCTTTTCAAGAGACTGGAAATTAGTAGACAAGTGGGGAACATCGAAGGGTTTTACAACAACCTTTCCACCAGGACGGAGGATTGCCACAGTGCTTTTCCGCTTGGAGACATCGATACCTACTGCGTTCATATTCATAGAAATGTCACTCCTTATTTGAGATTGCAATTGGTCAGTACCAGTTTTACTCATTGCCCATTCAATCTACTGTGGTGTGACACGAACGCACCCTAAAGGTGGTTCAACCTGCATAAAACGAACGCTGCGAATGAAGATCTGGTTAGCAGACTAATCTACGGACGCAAAGTCCAAGGAGGGATCCGCTATACCGATTGCTCTTATCATTCTAACAGCTTAAGCAACAAGATGGGTAATTCCTTACTGGCTGTAAGGGGTATTAACCATAAATATATTGTAGTAGGAGGGATATAACATGTTTCGGGTAGCAGCAGGGACAGGAATGACACCGGAAATATTGTCAGAATATATCGGAAAGCATAAGCAGGAAGTGATAAAAAGATACCAGAAATTACATGACGCATATGTGAATGATTACGAAATCTTTCATCTTCTTAAAAAAGCTGCATATAAGCCGGACAACAGGATATCCGTCAATTTTGCAAAATACATCACGGACACCATGAATGGGTTCTTTATTGGGATTCCGATTAAGACAACAAACACGGACGAAGTGGTATCGAACTACATTGACTTCCTGGATCAATATAACGATCAGGATGATAACAATGCAGAGCTTTCAAAGATATGCAGTATCTACGGAAAAGGGTATGAGATGTATTACAACGACATCGAAGGAAACATCGGCATCACGTATCTTACACCGCTTGAAGCCTTTTTCATATACGATGACAGTATATTAGAGAGACCGCTTTATTTTGTCCGGTATTATCTTGACGCTGATAACGTAGAGCGTGGAAGCTGGTCGGATGGTAGCATCGTGCAGCACTTTGTACAGGATGGATCGTATCGTTGGGATGGAGAAGCCAAGGAGCATCGATTTGAAGGAGTACCGGCAACAGAGTTTATCGAAAACGATGAGCGAGTCGGAATATTTGAAGGCGCAATGCCTATGATAGATGCTTATAACAAAGCATTGTCAGAAAAGGCGAATGATGTAGATTATTTTGCTGATGCTTATTTAAAAGTACTTGGACAACGGCTTGAAAAAGAAGATGTGCAGCATATACGAGATGATAGGATTATTAACTTCGACGGAGATGTCAACGGAGTTGTGGTTGATTTCTTGCAGAAGCCTAACGGTGACGAGACGCAGGAACATCTTCTTGACAGGCTGGAAAGACTGATCTATCAGATCAGCATGGTGGCAAATATCAGTGATGAGAATTTTGGTACATCCTCTGGAATCGCAATGAAGTATAAGATGCAGGCCATGAGCAATCTTGCAAAGACAAAGGAAAGAAAATTCAGAAGCGGAATGCAAAGACGGTATAGACTGATCTTTAGCAATCCGGCATCCACTGTAAAGGGAATTTCCAGAGATGCTTGGATTAATAACGACTACAAGTTTACTCTGAATTTCCCGGCTAACTTAGCAGAAGAGACAGACATTGCATCCAAGTTAGAAGGGATCGTATCAAAGGAAACACAGCTTTCCGTTCTTTCTGTGGTGGAAAATGTACAGGATGAACTTGACCGCATAGAAGAAGAGGAGAACGCACAGAAGGATGATGCAAGAGATAGAGTCATGCAAATGACGTTTGGGGGTGTAAACGGTGAACAGCAGAACGTATTGGGCCATACGGGAAACGAGGAACCGGAATAAGAATAAGCGTGAGGAAAAACAGTACGATAAAGAAGTTGAGAAAATCTATCAGAACATGATTGA